CACCTATCTCAATTAGGAACTCAGGTTAGAGAAGAATTAGAAAATGACGACGTATTTGATGTAAACGAAGCAGGAGAAGAAACAGCCATGGCTAAAGTAAAAGACTTCTTATTTGCTCCTAAATACAGATCAATGCAGAAAAAAGTCAACAAGATGAAGATGAATGCACTAGACATTCAAATCACTGCTGATAATTTAAGTGGAGCTAAAGATACTCCAGAAGCTGCAAAGAAAGAAACACTACAAACTAAAAAGAAAACCCTAGATGCTCAAATCGATAGTTTACAAACTGCAGTAGATGATAAAGCAAAAGACAGAGGATCTTATGTACAAAAGGTTTTAAAATCTGAAAAGATTAAAGGTCAAATGGAACTTGTTAAAAGAGCATCTGGTCAAGAAGACGATCCTGCTAAGAAAAAAGATTTAGCAACTTCAATGAAAGAACTTCAAAAAAGATTTGAAGAAGAGCAAGCAGCAGTTGCCGCTTTAAAAGACAAAGCAAAAGCTGAACCAAAAGCAGAGCCAAAAGCTGAGCCAAAAGCTGAACCAAAAGCTGAGCCTAAGAAAGCAGAGCCAAAAGCTGAACCAAAAGCAGAGCCAAAAGCTGAACCAAAAGCTGAGCCTAAGAAAGCAGAGCCAAAAGCTGAACCAAAAGCAGAGCCAAAGAAAGCTGAACCAAAAGCAGAGCCTAAGAAAGATGAACCAAAGAAAGAAGATAAAAAGAAGAAATCTACAAAAGAATCCCTAGTTATCGATGCAACTGAATTAGGTTTAAATGAAATGGCGGCTGAAATCGAATCTAAATTAGATTGGCAGTTAGAAAATAATTCAGTTCTTGCTAGAAAATATCAAAATGAAATTGCTAAAGCTAAAGCAAATAAATCATTAAACGAATCTAAATATACTAACATCAGTGTTGCTGATAAATTCAGACAATTACTTGGTTAATTAACTTTAGAATTCTTTTTAGCTAATCTTAAAAGCTCTTGTTGTTCATTCATCAAGAGCTTTTTTACATATTTGCGGAACTCAACTGATGATTTAAGAATTCGGCTATCGACCATTGGAGCCTTTAAAATGTCATGGTACTCTGGATGGACAAAGTTTTCTAAGCTGAAGTCATCTGTGCGGGAAGTGATAGGCTTACCGCTGACGCAACAAACCCAAGGGATTGAGTTGTAATTGTTTATAAGTTCTGATTTCTCTACGATGCTTCCCGTTGACCAGTCGTAATATAACCGATCTTTAAACTTGAAAGGTTGTACCGAATAGTTTGTCAGCTCAAGAATTATTGCCGCAAATTGGTCGTCCTGCACCCTGTCCTTAATAATAGGATGGTTGGCTAAGAATCTTCTTTGAAGTCTCGAAAGATTCTTAAGTATGATTCCATATCGATTTGATGGAAAGGGTCCACCTGTTCTGGCAATCGTAGGGTACTTTTTTCTAAATGACATATAATTATTTATTCTTGAAACTAAACTTAGTTCTATGATATAACAATAGAAATAAATTGTCAAAAATAAATCTATGGTTCACTCCCTTTTTACAGAGAAATATCGTCCGAAAAACTTATCGGAATTAATCCTACCAGACAGAGTAATGGCTAAATTCAAGGATGGCATAACGCAGAACATGTTATTAGCTGGAAGTCCAGGAACTGGAAAAACTTCAACTGCTAAAGCAATTGTTAACCAATTCGGTCTACCCTACATTTATATTAATGCGTCAACTGATACTTCGGTAGAAGTTATTAGAACCAGAATTACTGATTTCTGTTCTACCATGTCAATTCTAGATGACCAAGGAAAATTCAAAGTAGTTATATTAGATGAGGTTGATGGTGTATCAGATCAGTTCTTTAAAGCCTTACGTGCTACTATGGAGCAATTCGCAAGTAACTCTCGTTTTATTGCAACTTGTAATTATGTCAATAAAATCCCAGATCCAATCCTTTCTCGCTTCGAAGTTATTAACTTTGACTTTGACAAGGCAGAAGAAACTGAATTGACTAAGAAATACATTAAGAGAGTTTATGATATTTGTGGAAAAGAAGGTATGACAATTGATAAACCAGCCTTGGTTGAATTTGTTAAACGTAATTTTCCAGATCTAAGAAGTACTCTGAATAAATTACAAGGATATAAAACTCAAGGCACGCAGAATATTTCAATTGATGATGTCAAGAAATTTAACTCAGTTTATAAAGATGTGTTCGAATTAATCTTCAATGAAACAGATCCTGCTAAAAATTACAAACAACTTGTTAGTGATTATTCAAACCGAGTTGACGATGTTCTACAATCTTTAGGAAATGATTTCATCGAGTATATTCAAGCTGAGAAACCAAATTCAATTAAACATATTCCACAAGTAGCAATTGCAGTCGCCGAACACCAGGCTCAAAGAGTTCACGTTATTGACCCGATTATTACAATGTTAAGCTGTGTTTATAAACTACAAACCATAATCAGATCATAATGTTATACCAGTCAAAAAAGCAACTTACGTTCGAATCACTAGAAACTGATCATCAGGCGAATATCATAGACTATGCTAAAGAGCAAATGGCGATTGAAATTGCAAAGCAGTTGTTAAAAGATGGTATGTTTAAATTTGAATTAGTAGACCCAAGACAACCAATTGATTCTCAATCATATTCAAATCCAGGATTAATGGAATGGGAAGTAGAACGTAGAAGATTCTTAAACGAGAATCGTTCCGTTGAAATAAGTTTAAAAATAATTGTATAAATATTTTTTTATGTCAAGAAAATTGTTTATATTTACATATAATAAAAGATAAAAGATATGAAACTAGGTAATCACACACTGCTAATAGATGGAAACTATTTTATTCACAGCAGACTATTCGTCCTTCCAAGACCAAAATCAGGTGCATTACTTGGCGATGACAATAGTAAAGGTCAATTTATAAGAAAACTCTCAATCGATTTTGCATCTGAAGTCAGGAAAATGGCTCCATTTGTTAATCAAATTGTCTTTGCTGTCGATTCAAAATCATGGCGTAAAGACTTATTTCCAGAAGCGCAGTACAAAGGTACTAGAACTCAAGATAGTTCAGTCGATTGGACAGCTGTGTATGAAGTATATGAAGAGTTCAGAAACATCCTTGCTAAAAAAGGAGTTATTGTAAACCAAGTCAAAGGTGCAGAAGCAGATGATATTCTTTTTGCATGGTCAACCTACTTAAATACACAAGGTAAAAATTGTATTATATGGACTGGTGACCGTGATATGATTCAATTAGTTGACTACTCAAAAGCAACTGATGGATATTCTCTATGGTATTATAACACTAAAAGAAAACTAATTGCGTTCGAAGGATTCAATGATATTATCGCTAGCGACAATTCTATTGATATATCTGATGAAGACTTGTTATTTAATATGGATTCTCCATCTCATGAAGCTGACAGAGTAAAAGGTCAAATGATTGAATGGATCAAAAAGAATTCTATTGAAATCGAAGAAATGAATTGTGATAGCTTTGTTTTCCAAAAGATTCTAATTGGTGATAAGTCCGATAATATTAAATCAGTTGTTACGTACCAAAAACCTATGAAAACTGGTAAAATGCGCACATTCTCAATTACTGATAAGCAGGCACAAGGCATCTTAGAACAATACAACAAAGAAGAAGGTGAATTTGTTATCGATCATATGTTTAACAAAACACAAGTTGATAAGATTGTCAACCTGATTTACCGCATCGTTGGTCATGACACTCAAGCAAGCATATTGAATAGATTTAATCAAAATCTAGACTTAATGCTGCTTCACTACAATACAATACCAGAACCTATTCAACAAGAAATTACTAAAGTAATTGAACGTGATAAAAATGTTGAGCCAATGATTATGAATCTATCTCAAATGGAAAAGATTCTCGAAGGCTCTAGTTGGTTAAAAATTGCTAACTCGACACCAGTTGATTTTGATGCATTTTCTGGACTCGATGAAAGTGAAACAAAAAGCAACAATTCCTCTACAACTATAAACAATTTATTTTAATGCCAGAAATAGTAGAAGAAATCTTACAAGAAGCAAAAGAATGGGGTCTTGAATGGGAAGTAAAAGTATTTGCTGAAAGTTATATTGCCCAAGACCCCAGTCTTTCAATAGAACAAGCGTACATAGACGCATATAATGATTGGGTAAAATGAAACTAATAGTAAAAGAAGGTGTATATGAAGCAGATACTCTATTTGGTATCGTTGTCGCAGTATTAAAACACAGATTTTGGCATTTGCGCAAGCATGGTAAGTGGATGGATTAATTAAAATAACAAACTATGTTAGACGAAACAAAATTATTTGACTTTGTAAAAATTATGTTTACAAAGCCAAAAGACTTTAAAGATATTAAAGACCATACTAAGAAGCGCCATCATTTTATGATTAATCGCTTCTTTTCAATTAAGTTTCCTGCCAATGCGCAGGCTTTTAACATTAATGGAATCAATGGTTATGCTGTTGTTGAAAGTTGGGGTATGGTTGCTCAAAGATTCACATCAGTTCCAACTTGGTTTTATACAAAAACCAAAAAAGTTGAAGCGGACAAAGCTGATAAAAAAGAATACATACCTAGTCAAGAAGCAATAGACTTTTATCTTAAAAAGAACGAAATTGGCAAAAGAGAATTTAGCGAAGTTATGAAGTTTTTTAAGAAAGAAACCTTAGCCGAGTTAAAAACACTCGACGAAAATATAAAAGTTTACTAATGAAGGATAACTTCTCGCTATACGATACAACCGACGTTGTTGACATTGTATTATACAAATACAACTACAATGATAACAGAGTTTGGACTGGTATTAAAAACAGTGTAGAGTATTTAAGGCCAAACGATTCTTCGGTAATTGTTACTAAAGAACAACTTGAGAATTTTATATACAGTCAGTTTCTAGATGAGATAAATTTATTTAATTCAGTAGGTTCTGAAGTTCTACACAAGGAAGTTAATTCCATCTTTTTTATGATTAACATGCTCAAAGAAATGAAACATTTGAGATGGATAAAATTATCATTAAATAAAAATTCAAGTTACTCTAGGATAGTTACTGATCCAGCCGGATTACAGACAATTAAATTTGGGTATAAAATTCTTCACATGACCCTAAAAACATTTGAAGTTTTTGATGCAGACGAACTGATTATTTTTAATAAGGTTCTACATTCGCAGAAAATTCTAGAAGAAGGAATTCCATACCGAAGATTAAAACTTAATGACTTATTAGACCGCCTAGACGAATGGCTTACCAAAGCCGATAAAGGAACCATCAGGGATCTAGGAGATAACGATTTAGATGTAATTGATACAATTTCTATTATGCTCGACATGATGGGAGACCCTAAAATAGCAGGAGATAATCCTGAAGTTCTACTGGTCACCGATTACTGAGAATATATAAAGAAAAGTATCTTACAATAAATGGTAACAGGTAGTATAGCCTCAGCATACGGCGATTTTCTTATAGCATCCATCACAACACCATACCTCAATCTTAAAAAGGTTTTAAGTTGGGAAGTACTTGCTGGAGTAACTGATGTTTCGACAGCAGGTACCGCAAGTTTTGTTAGTGGTTCAACCATTGTAAATGGAGTTGGAACCGATTTTAATCGTTTATTTTTAAACACAAATAGAATAATCGTAGGTAACAGAACTTTAACTATTGCTTCGGTTGTTAACAACACAACACTGGTATTAACAGCACCTGTTAATTTTACAGGAAGTGGACTTACTTTCTACCGACCTACTGATTCTAATAATCAATTTGAATATACATTCAGACTTTCGACAGATGGTGGTAAAGTTTTTAGCGAATTCTCACCATTGAATATAGGAACCGTTCCAGGAGATATTAAATCCTATTTATGGAATTCAGGAGAAGATGTATTATTTGATTTTGGTGCAGAAGTTTCTGCAATTATACCAGGAAGTACTATAACATTTATTTCAACAACTCTTACCGTTGAAACAGTAGCTGGAATTATCGAATCATGTCCTAATTTTTGTGTAACATGTACCGATCCATTTGCCTATTCTGGTTGTGCGACAATCGAAATGGTATGCGATACTCCATCTCTATTTCAGCCTTATAAACAATTCAGATCTCAGCAGACTTATATTCAACTAACAAACATTGTTAAAAATATATTCGGTCATGAAGTAACATACTTTAGAACTGAACCAGATAAAAGAACAAAAGACGTTATCTTAATGGAATATTCATTACATAACGTTGTCGACCAAGATATTGTTAAAATATTAGTTCCAGATAATGAATTCCCTCAAGAATCAACTGTGAATTATGATATGTTCGGTATGGAATTTGAAGATTTTGAAATCCATATCACTCAACAAGAATTCCAAAGAGTATTTGGACAAGGCACTAGACCTAGAAATCATGATTATATGTACATACCGATTATTAATAAGATGTACACTATTAATTCTGTTGCTCTAGGAGATCGTTTCAACGAAGCTATTACATACTGGAAAATCATGTTGACTAAATATCAAAATGATAATGCAGTTCTTAAAAATAATTATGAAAGTTTAACAGATTCATTAGTTACAGACGTTGATGAGGTATTTGGAGCAGAAATCAGGGACGAATACGCTAAGAATCTAAAACCAGAACAATACCAAACTGTTTCAACCTCATATAGAGATGGTATTAGAAACTTTTTATCAACTAATTTAAAAATCGAAGACTATGATATTAAAAATAGATGGACTGTTGTTTCAAAGAATGCATACGATTTAACTAATGTACCTCTTAATTTTCCAGCTGTTGAATATGTTGCTCCAGTAAAATCAAATGACAATCTTGCATTTACTTGTTGGTTTTCACCACAGGCCGGATTTGGAACAACTGCTGAGTATTGGGTGTTTGGAACATCTGCTATTAATAAAGGTTTAAAAATTACAGCTTCTGGAACCTCTATTAAAGTGTACGTAAATAGTAACACATACACATTTACACATAACATTATTATGGGAAGTGACAGATGGTATGCGATGGTATTAAACGCAAATACAGAATTTAATCAATTATCCTTATCGATATATGCATTAAGTCCAACTTCTAATGCTGGATTTCCACAATCTGGAACCAATGATTTAACACAGATGTTTACAGAAACTAAAAACCAAGTACTTAATATTTCTTGGGATGAACCAGCTGCATCTTACCAACTTAAAGGAGGAAAACTTAAATTAACAAATATTAGATTATTTAATACACCCGTCGAGGCTGAACAACACAGCAACATATTAAACCAATATGTTGTTCGAGATAATCAACTCGCAATTATTATAGACAATGCACTGCCTTCGTTAGGATTCCAGAAGTTCAGAAACGCTCGATAATTTATTGAGATACATAGTCTATAAATAATATTATATTATGTCAGAAGAAAAAGATAAAAATCGGCCGATCCGAGATCAGGCTGAAGATATTCGTAAAGAATTAGAGTGGTTGATTAGCGATGAAGAATCCTTAACAGATCTAGTCGAAACCGACCCGGTACTACCTTCAAAATCTCTTGTTCTAAAAACACCAGCAGTTTCTTATGCAACTTTAAAGACTGGTGCTGAAGCGCAAGCTAAGAAAACTATTACGGCATTAATGAAATTCTATCTCGATGCAGATATTATTGAGAATGACGAATACGTAATGGCAAAAAAGAAGATGGACGAAATGACGATGTCATCCCTTGTTTATCAGCTTAATGCCGGTGAAAGAGCACTTACATTACTGTTAGAAACTATTGAAGATGGAGAATTATCCCCTAGGATGTTCGAGGTATTAGCCACGCTACAAAAATCAATGTTAGATATTATTAAATCTCAAACAATGTACTTGATGGCAACTGAAGAGTCGAATAAAAGAATTGCCAGAGATATTGAAATATATCGTAAGAAAACTAATACTGCACAGATTGAAGAATCTGGAGGAGATAGTAAAGATCCTAATATCCACAGAGGTTCGAAAGATTTAATGAGAATGATTCAAATGGGTCTTAATCAAAACGTCGAACAAGTGGACGAATCAGATATTGTTGAAATAGAACCAGAACCAAATGAGTGAAAGTAATATTTGGATCCCAAAAGACGCTGACGAAACGATATCTAATAAGATCGTATGGTCAACTAAGGCAATTAATGATTTAATCATAGCCTTAGACAAGGGATACCGCCCATCAGTTGCAATGCCTTTTTATGAAGGAAAACAACACCTTAAAAAAGGTAATGTTGTATTTGAGTACACTGATGACGAGATAGTAGAAATTGCAAAATGCGCGAATGATATAGTTTATTTTGCAGAGAAATACGCGGTTGTAATGACCGATGAGGGAGTTCGTAGAGTAAAACTTCGCGAATACCAGAAAAAAATGTTGTTAAATCTACAACATGAGAGATTTAATATAGTATTAGCATCTCGACAAATGGGTAAAACCGTAACCGCATCAATTTTTAACGCGTGGTTCATTTGTTTTAATGTTGATAAGAATACTCTGCTTCTAGCAAATAAGGGAGAATCTACCAAAGAAATTATTGATAAGGCAAAAGTTGTATTAGAACACTTACCCTTCTTTATGAAGCCTGGTATTTTAAAATATGACGTAATGAACGTTCGTTGTGATAATGGTTGCAGATTAGTAGGACAATCAACTACTGCAAAAGCCGGTATTGGTTTTACCATTCATAATTTGTACTTAGATGAGTTTGCGCATATCCATCCAAATATCGTAGATGTATTCTATGAAAACGTTTATCCTACTCTATCATCTTCGAATATTTCAAGGATTAATATCACATCAACACCAAACGGATTTAATAAATTTTATGAAATTTGGGCAGCTGCAGTCGATGGTAAGAATGCTTACACTCCACTGCGAATTGACTGGTGGCAACATCCTGAAAGAGATGATGCATGGTACCAAAGAGAATTAGGAAACCTAGGTTCAGAAGAAGCGTTTAACCGACAATATGGTAATGAATTTATTAGTTCATCTTCTCTTTTACTTTCACCAGGATCTCTTGGTAAATTAAGAAAACATTCCAGCAAATTTAAATATGAAGACCTAGAAGAGTTTGAAAATATCCACGTTGACGTTAAAGGATTCTTAGGATTTAATCCTAAATTTGACATTGAAACTGCAAAAGAAGAAGGTAAATATTGGTTATTTACGGTAGATATTGCAGAAGGTTCAGGTGGAGATTACTCAGTAGTTAATATTTTTGAAGTTAGTGCAAAATCTAGAAAAGAAATAGAAGATACTCCAAATCCTGGAGCGATGTATGATTTCTTTAAATTAGATCAAGTTGCAGTTTTTAAGAGCAACGAGCATCCTATCGAAGATTTTGCTAAAGTATTATATACATTGGCAGTTGACGTTTTTAATTCTGAGAACGTTAAAATGCTAATTGAATTTAATACATACGGTACAATTCTATTAAAATACCTACAAACGGTGTTTCCTCAACGCAACGATTTCGATGAGGATATGATTCTTCGTTTTAAACATCGACATGATTCGAAAGGAGTAAAACCAGGTCTTAGACTAAGGGCTGATAATAAAGCCATATTTTGTCAAAACTTTAAAAAATTAATCGAAGAGAATAGGATAAATATTAATGAAGTAGAAACTGTGAATGAAGCCTCCCTATTTGGAGTTAACAAGAACGGAAACTACTCAGCGCAAATGGGACACGACGATTTAATTATGTCATCCATTATCGCTACTGAATTTTTTGGAACTACAGACTATGCTGATTTTGTCGAGGAAATGTTAGATATTATTGATGAGGATCTTCACGATTATATGGAAGAAGTGTTGTATAAAGACAACGATTCTTCTGGAGACCTACAATTTGACATCTACGATTTGCTTACTTAGATAAAATCAGAAATAGAAGCAGATATATACATAAAGAAAAAAACATTATAATAACATGGCATTAAGTCCTCAATTATTGCAATTCAAGAGTTCAGGTGTTTATCGTTTAGAATTCGATAAATCACAAACTACTAACTTTGCTACAGAGACTATCAGATTGGTAGTTGGTCATTCTAAAAAAGGTCCATACAATACTCCTGTTTTTATTCAAACCGTTGAAGATTTTAATACAATCTTCGGAGGTATTGATAGAAACCTAGAGAAAAAAGGAATGTTCTTCCATAGATCAGCACTTACTACTCTTACAAGAGGTCCTATCCTAGCATTAAACCTAGCGTCATTTGACTCTGGAGACACTATTAACTTCGCTTCACCATCTACAAATGGTTCTAGCGTAACTGCAGTTTCTGATTCAGGAACTGACGAGTACACAAAATTCTTTAACACTGACAAATTCTGGTTTCCATCAGATGAGGCAGTAATCGATACTATTGGTACTGACAACAACAGATTATTAAATTTAATTAACATTAAGCAAGAGCCTATTACTGTTATCGTAAGAAAAGCGCAAGATGTTGCATCATTCGACGTTACTGCTAGAGAGTGGTACGGAGAAGGTAATGTACCTGCATTCTTAAACGACAAAGATTATTTGTCAGATTTCATGGTAGACGTTTTTGTTTTCAAAGGAGAATTCGATCCAGCTACTTTAGTAACTGATCCAGTTTACAAAGATTACTTTACAGCTCAAGGTTTAATTAAAACTCAATTAGATGCATTTTCTAACCTAAGACAAGTATCTTTAATTGCTTCTTACACAGGTTCATTAATTCCTAACTTTAAAGATTTGGAAGGAAGAAACCTTTATGTTGAAACAATGATTAACTCAGAAGCTAGAAGAACTGGTTTATTCTGTGCAATCGATGAAAATAACGTACAAGAAGAAACTGGAACTAACGTTGATTTAGTTGGACATACATTTGATGCAGATCAAAACTATGAAGTACTTTCATACATTATCGATCAAACATTAAATCCTTCAGCTGGAACAACCATTACTTTAAATGGTGCATTAGTATTTGCTGGAGCAGCAACAACTACAGTTTCTGGTTCTACATTAACAGCACCTCATGATATTTCAGCATCAATTTCAGTTGGAGACTTTTTAAAGTCTGCAACTCTTGGACCTAACGGAACAGTAGAATACGTTGAAGTAACATCAGTAGTTGTTGTAGCTGGAAATGGAGTAAATACTAACACAGTAACAACAGTTACTTGTGAAGGAGCTATTTCATCTACATTAAACGGAGTTGCTTCATTTAAAAAATTCACAATCACAAACTCTAGAGTTGTTGATTACGCTTTAAGCGAAACCAATCTTGCTGGAAACGGTTCAGTATCTGGAACTTACGCAAACTTAGGAGCTGGTATTTTCACCATCACTTATGCTGCAGCAATTTCTACTGTAACTCTTAAGAAAGGACAATACGTTCCTTCTGCAATAGCTGGAAGACTTGCTAAAATCAAATCAGTATCTAAAGCAGTTGTTGGTTTAAACACAGTAGTAACAATTACAACTGATGCTAACCTATCAAACACTTGGGGCGGACAATATGTTGTTTCTTTCGAAGAAGCTACTAGCGTTTACAAACCATTTATTTTAGGTAAAGCAACAATTGGAGATAAATCAATCACAAATGCTCTTACTGCATTAAGTGGAACTAACTTATTCAACGCTCTAGCTGACAAAGATTTAATTCTTTACAGATATGTTGTTGATACATTCGGTTCATATGATACTGTTGAAGGTTTACAAAACAAGAAAGAACTTTCTTTCTTAGCACACCAAAGACAAAACGTATCCGCTATCTTAAACGCACCAACTATAGCTGATTTCAAAAAATCAACTAATCCATCTTTCACAGATGAGAACGGATCATTCGATACAATTTACTTAAAAGACGGAGGAAACTTAGATAAGAATCCTACTGCATTCTATACATTACCTTCTATTAATGATGGAGCAAATTATGCATTCTACTACGGACCTGGTTTAACAATCAGAGAAAATGGTAAAGACATCGTTGTACCACCAGCAGCTTACGTATCTAACAATTACATTGATAAATACTCAACTGCTTTACCTTGGTCAATCGTTGCTGGATCTAGAAGAGGAGTTATCTCTGGAACTGGAGTTGTTGGAGTTGAATATGCATTTGATAAAACGGACAGAGATGTTCTTGAACCATTTGGTATTAACCCAATCGTTTTCCAAAGAGGAGTTGGTTTAACAGTTCTTGGAAATAAAACTGGTCAACAATCAGTTAAATCTGCACTTTCATCTGCTCACGTAAGAGAAGTATTGATTTACATCCAAGAAGGAATGGCTAACATTCTTAAAGGTTACGTATTCGAATTTAATACAGCACAAACAAGACTTGAAATTAAAACTTTAGCAGATGCCTTTATGGAATCAGTTAAAGCTGACCAAGGAGTTTATGACTTTAAAAACGTTATCGACCAAACAAATAACACAAACGAAGTTATTGATAACAACATCGGTATCCTAGATACTTTTGTTGAACCAGTAAAAGGATTAGAAATCGTTGTTCACAGAACTACAGTATTAAACACTGGCGAAATCTCTACTGGAAACTTTAGCTAAAAATTAGAATATATAAAAAAACAATAAAGAACAAGATGGCACTACCACATTATTCACAAGACCAGACAAGTAGAAAAGGTTCACAATGGGAACCAGTACAGGCTAACCTCTTCGAAGTTACCATAATTCCTCCATCTGGTGTAAAAGGTGCTCCGTTGCTGTTACAACACGTAAACAGTATCGGTGGATTGGATCTATATAAAGAAGTTGCAGAAGTAACACAAAAATATAAGTTCGCAACCCGTTCTTATGCTGGTATGCCAGACAGTACTTCATTGGACATTACAATTAACTTCTCTTTGAACTTAAATGATTCTAATCAAGCATACCTTTACAAAACCATGAGAGAATGGTATAACTTAGCTTACGATCCTCAAAACGGTATTATGGGTCTTAAGAAAGACTACACTGGAACTCTAGTTATCGTTCAGTTCAATAGAGCTGGAGATATTTACAGAACAATTACTTTAGAAGATTGCTTCATTAAATCAGGTCTACCATTCACTAACGAATTAAGTTATGAATCAGGAGATCCTGCAGCATTAGAAGTAGGATTCAGATGCGATACTTTTAAAGAAGTATTAGCATAATTTACAACACCGAAGGGATGGTGCAAGCCATCCTTTCTTTTTGAACCAAATATATAATATGTTATTAAAATAATCTATGTCACATAAACTAACTAAAAAACTTCAGGTTTTAATAACTGATGAGGAGGTTCAAGAGCTTAATATCATTATTCTAAATGATGCGATCGAAAATGACCAAAGACCAATATCAATTTCCGCATTTATCAGACATTTAATAAGACTTGAAATCGAAAGAAGACCCGATCTTGTAAAAGAATGGGACAAAACAAAAATTAAACACTTAAAATCAAAGTAATATGAGCAACAAAAACCAAGACAACGAACAAAATTCGGAAGAACAATACCGTAAAATGGTAGAAGAAAAAGAAAACCATGAAGAAAGACTTGACCTAGGAAAAGTAAACATGGACCGTTATGCAACTCAAAAGGCATTAGATCCAGACATGCATTTAGGTTTCCACAATGTTGATATTTCTACATTACCGTCAGGTGGTAGATTTTATCCAGTTGGTTCTAAATTAGCAATTAGACCTGCACAAGTTTCTGAAGTTAGACATTTTTCAACTATTGATGAAGGTAACTTGTTAGACATTGAAGACAAATTAAATCACATTGTAAAAAATTGTACAAGATTTAATTCTGGTACCAAAGTATTATCTTACAAAGATATTCTAGAAGAGGATAGAATTTATATTCTATTATCGATCAGAGATCTAACATTCCCTGAACCAGAATCTAAGTTAACGGTAAAAGCCTCTACTAAAGATGGTGAAGAATTCGATGCTGAAATTAGTGCACAATATTTTCAATTGTCTAAGGTAACTGAAGAAATTGAAAAATATTATGACGAAGAAGCTAGAGCATTCGCTATTAGAACAAAAAGTTTTGGTGTAATTATGATGCGTCCACCTTCGATTGGAGTTATGGAAGCCATTACGAATTACATTAAAGTTCGTCAAATTGAGAAAAAACAGTGGGATCAATCTTACCTACAAATCTTACCTTATATCTCATTAGATTGGAGAGGTTTTACAGATGAGAAAATCTTTAAAGGAGAAGTTGATTTCCATAGTTGGAATACACAAAAATATTCATTAGTATATAGACTTGCTGAAAAAATGAGAATTGGAGTACAACCAGAAATGCTGGTACCATTCGGAGACGAGGAGGTTCTCGTAACTATCGGCTTTCGCGACGGGATCAAATCTCTTTTCGTTGTTCAAGATATCGCTGGAGAACTTCTTTAAGACGAAGTTTTATCTCATGTATCATCTGCATATACAACCATCTGAGATCGATAAGCTTGACTATTACGAATATTGGTACATAGTAAAAGACCTCGCAGAATATATTAAGAAACAGAACGACGGACAAAAAGGTGAAGAAAGTGCAGCAATGCAGCAATATGGAGATCCTCAAAAAATGGCAAAACAAAAAATGCCAAGTATGAAAACTCCATCATTTAAAACACCTTCATTCAAGACTCCTAAGTTTTAATCTTGATATATAGTAAAAAATATACTGTATAGATTTTGAGTATTTTCAAAAGTCCTTTTGAGCGACTATCGGTCGACAATTTACAACTTATTAGCACTTCAACTGGAGTTACTGCATTAGCAGTTTCTCCAGGTGGTGCGTTTTTTGGTAAAGTTGACGAGATGGTAAAGTTGTTAAAAACTATCGCAACGAATACTGCAAAATCGATTAGCACCGGCGGTCAGGCATCCAACCTTCTTCAATTTAAACAAAGACTAGATGAGTTAAAATTATTAAAAGAAATCGCAGCAAATACCAAAGCCGGTAAAGGTGGAGGTGGAGGAGCTGCAGGTGGTTCTGGAATTGGAAATGCAGTAGCACTTAAAGTTTTAGGAGGCAAGGGATTACAAGGAATTGGAAAAGGATTAGAAGCAATTGTGAACGCAATTGAATCTATGAAAGGTTCTAGTAAAGAATTTAAAGCAAAGGCAGATGCTCTAGTTTTAACAATTGATTCTATTTCAAAAATAGGACCAGCAATTCTTAAATTTGCTGGATATTTGTTCTTAGCAACACCGCTCTTGATAATAGGAGCAATTGCAGCACCCTTATTTGGTTTAGCATTATTCATTATAGCTAAAGTTTTACAAATTGCTGCAAAACCACTATCGGATAAAAAAACACAAGAGGCATTAATCGCAATGGGCGGAGTTGGAAAGGCAATATTAATACTTGGAGTTGCTTTAGTATTAGCATCAGTTCTCTATCCAGTTGGTATAATGGCATTGCCATATATTGTAATTTCATTGTTAGCAATCGGAGGAGTATTCTATTTGCTAGATAAGATGGGAATTGATAAATCCATGAAAGATACTAGTAAAGCATTAATGTTTGCCTCTTTAGCAATTGTAACATTAGGAATAGGATTGTTATTATTTGAAGTTATTATAAACGCAATGGACAACCCAATCCAAACATTGTTCCTAGTTGGAGCAGTAGTTCTTGGTATTGGTTTAATGTTTTTTGCGCTTGATAAATTAGGAGTTGATAAATCATTAAGAACTACCAGTATTGCATTAATGTTTGCAGCTGGAGCAATAGTTTTATTAGGATTCGCAGTTATGTTAGTTGATCAGTTTTTACAAGCAACTGGAGATCCGATGGGTACATTGTTAATGATTGGAGCAATGGTTGGCGGAGTAGCACTGGTAATGTATTTAGCTGGTAAACAAGCAGTGACAATATTTGAAGGAGCACTCGTAATGATAGTTGCTGCAATCCCAATTATATTATTAGGATTAGCAGTTAATCTATTTGCAGCAGCGGTTAAACCAGATGAATCAGGTTGGACTACAATTGCTCAAATTGGTGCATTAGTTACTGGAGTAGGATTAGTTATGGGAGTTGCTGGATTAGCATCACCATTTATTCTTGCTGGAGCAGGCGCAATGATTGTTGCTGGAGTAGCATTAGTTGCAATTGCTCTTGGAGCAGCGGCAATGGCTGCACTATTTAATAGCGCAGATATGAGTAAAATGCTTGGAGATTCTGGAGAAGTAACTGAAGGATTTATGGGATTTGGTGGTGGAAGAAAGATGAGTAATATGGAATACATGATGTTATCAATTGCTAATTCATTTACTCTTAGTCCCGTTTCAATTGCATCAATGTATGCTACTGCGCCAGCTATGGTTATGGCTGGAATAGCAATGGCTACAATATCACACGGTATTAAAAAGATTCAAGATTTAAAAATAGACTACGCTGTGTTACCAACTCAAATTGGTAACTTAATTACGTCAATCGCAACACCATTTGCTGAATTAGGAGTTAAATATCCAGGAGGACGTAAAAGCTTATTTGCTAGTATCTTTGGCGGAGGAAAACAATCTGCTCTAGCTGATGGTATCTCTGCAACAATGGGAATGGGAGACGCTCTATCAGGAATTGCTTATGGAGTTCAATCCATGGCTGACTTAAAGTTCCCAATATACACAGGAACCAAAATTACAGGTTATTATACACTGGGAAGCGATACATTTGGAAAATTAAATACTAATATTAATTTAATTGTAGATTCTTTAAGTAGAACATTTGGTGAATTAGGAGTTAAATATCCTGGAGGTAAAGCAGGTTTCCTTTCTAGCGTTTTTGGAAGTGGAAAACAATCTCCAGTAGCTGACGGTATTGCCGCAACTATGGGAATGGGAGAAGTTTTAACCAGTATTGCTGGTGGAGTACAATCAATGGCTGACTTAAAGTTCCCGATTTATAAAGGAACTAAAGTTATAGGTTATCAAAGTTTAAATTCAGATACTTTTGGAAAAGTTAATGATAACATCAAATTAATTGTAGATTCGTTAAGTACCGTATTTGGCGAAATAGGACTTCAGTATCCTGGAGGACAGAAGAGCTTTACGCAAATGATTTTTGGCGGTGGAGGAAATCCAGTAACAGATGGTATTGGAGCTGTTCAAGGTATGGGAAGCGCTATTTCTGAAATAGCCAAAGGAGTTCAGGCTTTTGCAGATCTTAAGATTCCAATTTATCAAAATGGAAAAATCGTAGGTTATGAATCCCTAGGAGCAGATTCCATGAAAAAAGTTACTGATAATATCAGATCTCTTGTGGTTGCATTAACAGGAACAATGGGAGAGATTGGAAATAATCCAGACGCTCAAAATGATTGGGGTTGGTTTGGTTCTTCTAAAATCGAAGATGGTGTTGAAATTGTTCAAAGTTTTGCAGATCCAATTAAGAAGATTGCAGATGCTGCTAAAACATTCATGGAAACTAATGTTGATCCAGCTGCATTAAATACTAAAATTCAAGGAATTATTTCTGGAATGACTGGTGCTCTTTCAAGCGCTGGAGAAAATGCAGATGAACAAGGTAAATTTGTTTTAGTCTTAGGAAACGTTGCTGATAAAATGAAAGTAATCGCAGAGAATATTGATCCATGGGTTAAATTCGTAGACAACTTCAAGAAATACGTTGATGATATGGGTAGACTTAAAGATACCTTAAATTCATTTGACAAAGTTAACTTGAAATTTACAAGTGATATGTTCCAAGGGCTTGCATATCTTTCTGGATATAAAGGCGCTGGTTCTATTAATCAAATGAGTGCATCCCTTACTGAAGCAATCAAGAATCTATCAACGATGATTGAAGAGTTTAAGAAGAGTACAGCTGCGCCAGTTGAACCAAGTTCGGTTAATCCATCCCCTGCAATGGCTGCAGCAAACGCAAAAGCTGGAGTACCTGCAAAACCTGGAGCACCAGCATCACCAGCCGCAAATCAAGTTACTCCGGCACAAATAGTTGCTGCTTTCAAAACCGCATTAGCTGATGTTACACTTAAAGTTAAAAGTGCAAATCAATCTACTGGAACATCAGTTAGTTTTTAATATTTTAAAACCTAAACAATTTCTAAAAAGCATATATAAATTAATAACAGGAAAGATGGCAGAGTTGGTCTATCGCATCAGTCTTGAAAACTGACGTACTGCAAGGTACCGTGGGTTCGAATCCTACTCTTTCCGCAAAGTGGTGCCTAACACACTTGAGGCCCTGAGTCAATAATGGCTTTAGAACTATCCTAAAGGTAGTAAAAGGGTTTTAAAATAAATGGTAAAACAATGAATACAACAACAAATTCGGCTCACGTTGCCGTAAAAAACAGCAGGCTCAAAACTTACAAGAGCCCAACAAATTCAAATGTCGTATATTTAAAAGACGGCGATGAATTTCAAATCGAATTATTTAATCCTTATGAGTACTCTGTACTTGCAAAAATCTGGATGAATGACGCGATCATTTCAGAGAGTGGATTAGTCCTAAAACCAGGACAAAGAGTATTCTTAGAACGCTACATCGACACAAACAACAAATTTGTTTTTAGAACTTATGAAGTTGACGGTACCGATAAAGAAGTTCTAAATGCTATCAAAAACAACGGTTCAGTTAAAGTAATTTACTACAGAGAAAAGGTTGTACAAAATTCAGGATACGTTGTTAACGTAAATCCAAGTTGGAGAGGTTGGAATACACCAAACACTGGAACACCTACACCTTACTATGGAGATATTTCTTTCACAACAAATACCAGTAATTTCGTAGGAGGTTCTACAACCACAAATGCAGCATTTTATTCTTCTTCTACTGCTAATGTTAGTTTACCCGGTGAACCTACATTAAGTACAAGTTATGAAACTGGTAGAGTTGAAAAAGGCTCTAGTTCAAATCAGAATTTCTCATCAGTATTTATGGAATTTGAAAATTATCCATGTGAAACTGTTTACATGCAAATTCTAGCAGAATCTAATAAACCAGCAGAAATTTCAGATCTTAGAAATTATTGTTCTGGATGCGGAACTAGAATGAAGAAACAAACTTGGAAATTCTGTCCAAGTTGCGGAACTAAAATAGATTAATTATAAGTTAGGCACCACTTATAAAAGAAAAAGCTCTCTTTCGAGAGCTTTTCTTATTTACGTCCTTGACCGCGGTATTTGCTTACTTTTCTGGTATGTTTGTTTTTACCTTTAGTAGCTTTTCCACTTTTACGTTTTCCGAACTGAACTTTTGCAGGACCAGCTCCACCTTTTGCCTTTGCCATAATGTTGGTTTAATATTTTTAGTTGGTTTCGATATTTATTTTCACTTATTGAAAAATAAATCACTAAAAGTTTTTTTATGTCAAATATTTTGTTTATATTTGTATAGTAATAAATAAACATATGATAGAAAAGAGAAA